TACAGCCGCTAAGAAAGAAAAACTTAAACAATGGTCAAACATATATGAAAATGCGTAAACGATTACTAGAAGCCACACGAGAACATCTTAAAAGCCACATTACCAAACACGTAACCAATGTAGAAGTAATGCTGGCTAATCCCATTGCTATACCCGAGCACACCGATATTATGGCAGCTATTGAAGCAGAATTAGCGCACATCAGTGACTATCATGATAAATTAGAAGTACTAGAACATTATTTCAAAAATGAATAACGAACTTGCTCAACAACTTATAGCACAAGCCGGGTTCAGTAAAACATACGAACCTGAGCGTAGTCGTAGACTTATTGAACTAGTTGTGCTAGAATGTGCTCGTGTGGTAAATCATAGTCCAGTTATGAACTACCAATGTCCAGCATATACGCCTGGATCATACATAATCAATCATTTTGGAATCAACGATGAGCAAGATCAAAATAAGTGAGCTATTCTATAGCGTACAAGGTGAAGGTTGAGACTACTGAAACTCCTCACTGTGTATAAATAAGTTATACAAGGAGGATCTATGTTAGAAAGTATATCTCTTAATAGTAAAGAAAGAACAAAAAAACGCAGGCAACGGAGATCTCTTATTAATAATTTTGGTATAAATGCAGACCAGTATGAAGCCATTTTGAAAGAACAAAATGGAGTTTGTGCTATATGCTATCAACCAGAACCGTGTAATAGGATGTTAGCAGTTGATCATTGTCATTGCAGTCTTAAAGTAAGAGGGTTATTGTGTACAAATTGTAATATGGCTATTGGTAAATTCAAAGAAAATGTAGAATTTATTAAAAATGCTGTACAATATATGGAAAGAAATTATTCTGTGCCCGAAATCCCTGATTCAATAAAGAAGATTAATCATAATGATAGACCAAATTGGAAAATGCTAGTGACTACACCAGAAGGATTGTTTCCTTCTTTACAACACGCAGCCGATCATTATAAAGTTCATCATACCGCAATAAGACAGTGGTGTTTACCAAATAGCAAATGGAAGAAAGACGGGTTTTCTAGTCAAAAAATGTTTATATCGTTAAATCAATTAAAGGATTATTGTAATGTCCAAAATCAAAGTTTCGGAACTGTTTTATAGTATACAAGGAGAAGGTAGATTTCAAGGAGTGCCCAGTGTCTTTCTAAGAACATTCGGTTGTAATTTTACATGTGACTCTTTCGGAATGCCACGAGGAGCGAAATCAAATGAGCGAAACCAAGTTGCAGATCGTATTGCAGAGTTTAAGCAGTATCGAGATCTCCCACTTGTTAGTACCGGTTGCGATTCTTACGCTAGTTGGGATCCTAGGTTCAAGGACCTTTCACCGTTACTTACAACAGAGGCGATCGTCGAACGCATCAAAGAACTCTTACCGTTTCATAAATGGACCCGGGAACACCTAGTTATTACCGGCGGTGAGCCACTGCTAGGTTGGCAACGTGCTTTTCCTGACTTACTTGAACATGAGTTCATGCAGGGTCTCAAAGAAATAACCTTTGAAACCAATGGTACTCAACGCCTTACAGAAGATTTCAAGTCATATTTGGCTAAATGGACTGATCAAACAGATAGAGAAATCACATTCTCAGTTAGTGCAAAATTACCTGCCAGTGGTGAGCGTTGGGAAGACGCTATCAAACCCGACATTGTGTGTCAATATGAGACCATAGGTTGGACTTACCTTAAATTTGTTGTTGCTACAGAACAAGATATCTATGACGCACTAGCGGCTACAATTACCTTTAGAGATGAAGGATTCAAGGGCGAAGTATATCTTATGCCAGTGGGCGGTGTAGAGTCAGTGTATAGCCTTAATAACAAGAATGTAGCACTAGCTTGCATGAAACATGGATTACGTTACAGCGATAGACTTCAGGTGCCGCTGTTTAAGAACGAATGGGGAACCTAATGGGTTTTCTTGACCGACTAAAACAAGCTATCAACAAGGGTGCGGTAGAATCTACTGCACCTGCCGAAGCTGCTCCTGTTGCTCAACCACCAGAACCTCAACAGAAAAAAACTCCTCGTCGGGAATCTAAAAAAACAGCCAAAGAATTGGCCACTGAGCAAGGTGAACCTTACGTGGCCATACTGTCGGTTGAACTAGATCCAGAAAACATAGGATCCGGAGCATTTGAGCTAGATTGGAATGATCGTTTTCTAGCACAATTAGTTAGAGCAGGATATCAACACCGGCCCAACGAACCCGAAAATGTTATTGTGGATCGTTGGTTCCAAACTGTATGTAGAAATATTGTTTTGGAAACCTATGAACAAGAGCAAGCCGATCCGGAACTACGTAGAATCAGTAAAAAACGGTTGGATGACGGACGATCCGAAATTAGTTGACAAAGCTAGTCGTTAACTGCTAATATAACGACATGAAAACATATCTACTTATTGATCTAGCGAACATGTACTTTCGTGCTCGCCATTCAGCCCACCGTGCGTCCAGCAGTGAAGAAAAGGTGGCTTTTGCTATTCATGTGACGTTGAGTAGCGTAAACAAGTGCTGGCGTGACCAACGCGGCGATCATGTCGTATTCTTCAATGAGGGCCGTAGCTGGCGCAAAGACTTTTATCCCGCTTACAAGCGCAATCGTGCTGAAGGTCGTGCTGCACTATCGCCCCGCGAGGCTGAAGAAGATCGACTATTTTGGGAAGGTCTAGATGCTCTCAAAGAGTTCTTAGACACTCGTACTAACTGTACAGTGCTACGTCATGCCGAGCTAGAAGCCGATGACCTAATTTCAGGTTGGATTCAATCACATCCCAAAGACATGAATATCATTATCAGTTCTGACACTGACTTTCATCAATTGCTGGCTCAAAATGTCAAACAGTATAATGGTGTCATGGACGAACTTCATACGCTAGAAGGTATCTTTGATCGTAAGGGACGGCCTGTGATTGACAAAAAGACCAAAGAGCCTAAACTAATTCCCGATCCAGAATGGATCTTGTTTGAAAAATGTATGCGTGGTGACCCTACAGATAATGTGTTTAGTGCATATCCCGGAGTACGTGTAAAAGGTAGCAAAAACAAAGTTGGATTGTTAGAAGCCTATGCAGACAGAACCACACGTGGATTTAACTGGAACAACATGATGCTACAACGTTGGACTGATCACGAAGGGCAAGAACACAGAGTGTTAGACGACTATAATCGTAATCGTATTCTAATAGACCTACGAGCACAACCCAACGAGATCAAGACCAAAATCACAGAAACCATACAAGCAGGCGCAGTAACTAAAAGTCGTCCCATGATAGGTGCTCAATTTCTTAAATTCTGTGGACGATTTAATTTAGAAAAACTAAGCGAGAATAGCCAAGCATTTGCTGAAATTTTTAGTAGCGAGTACGTTCAATGACCATAGAAGCCAAACCTGTAGTTAAAAATAAATACTGGATCGTCGAAGATGATGGCCGTAAAATTGCTACCATACAAGCCGCAGAAGATGGTGTTGTATTGGTGCAAGATAGTCGTAGACTTAAATATCCCAGCATCAAGGTCCTGGGCACTGCTCATAATATCCGATTTGTGCGTGGGCAGAAGAAACCAACAGCGTCGGTAGACTCGGTCTACGATTATCCATGTCGGACTGTACCATACAATGCCATTTATGATCTTAGACTAAAACTGCCCTTGTACACTGCTGGTCGTAAAAGCAAAAGCTATTACTGCGCCGGCTATTACCTAGTTCAACTTGGATCACAGTGGGTTACAGAGTTTTGCCCTAAAAGAATTATATTAAAACGCAATAATTATCTAGGGCCATTTAAGTCTGAAGAGCGTGCCAAAGCCAAATTGGCTGAAATTTCATCATTATCTACGCATAAATAATAGTGTATCCAGCGATTTAAGGAATTCAAATGAGCAGACCGAAACCCACTGTTATTCTAGAAAATTTAGACAAGGCCACATATAAATGTGATCAAGTTTTAGCCAGTGAGGGTATTTGGGCTGTTTACTATGACGGAAAACCTGTGAATTTGAAAACCCAAAACATACTGGTAAGCTATCCTGGTCCCAAATATCGCAAGGTCAGCTTTTCGAACCCTGGCCATGCTATCAGCCTAGCTAAAAAACTAAACACTCAATTTAGAACCACTAAATTCACAGTGGTTCTGCTTAATCAAGGTTCGATAATTTACCAACAATAGTGCGCCTGGATCAACCAACTTTTGTTCGTTGGCTTATTGATAATAGCAGCATTAATGCTAATAGTCCTTTCTGTGGTTCTGTTCGAGACAGCATAGACCATTTTCGTAAAGTATGGTTCTTTAATCCACTCAATGCGGCTAGTATGCGTCTTACCAAGACCGGCTTTCAATTCTGTACCAAGACTGCAGAAATACAGTATTATAAGCATGGTTTAGACTCGGTTTTACTACCAAAAACACTCCTGCAGATGGAGAAATATTTTCCTGCTCCCTACTATATAAGTTATCAAAATGAACTTAGAGTATTTGATGAACGTACCAGCATGACTCT